GCGGGCGCCGTGACGTAGGCGACCAATTTAGCGCTGGAACAATGTCATTTAACTTAAACGACACCCTGGCAGGCGGCACCCTAAACCCGCTGTATACGTCTAGCCCCTACGTCGACCCGCAAGGCGTGTTTACCCTGGCACCATTACGCCGCGTATCGTTCGGCAGATACAACAGCCTAAACACGTTTATAACCCTGTTCGTAGGGCAAATAGTGTCGTACGACTACAACTACGAACTAGGCGGCCAAAACACCGTAACAGTATATTGCGCCGACGATTTCTATTTACTAGCCCAAACAGCGTTAGCCGAATTTAACGTATCCGAACAGCTATCAAGTGCCCGCCTATCGGCTATATTAGACCTGCCCGAAGTTGCCTACCCAGCGTTAACCCGCAACATTTCAACAGGCACCCAAACATTAGGCGGAACAGCTGCCTACACGGTTGCCGAAGGTACAAACGTTAAAGCGTACATAGACCAAATACAGCAAGCCGAACAGGGCCGTATTTTTATGTCGCGTACAGGCTACATAAATAGCCAACCCAGGGTAGGTAACACCCTTTCGGGTAGCGTCGCCGACTTTCACGACGACGGAACCAACATACCGTACAACAGTTTAGGCATTATCTATAACGCCGACGTAATAGTAAACAGGGCAAGTATTCAACACTTAGGCGCCGCAAGCCCCCAAGTAGCCGACGATAGCGCAAGCCAATTAAAGTACCTAATTCAAAATACAAGCATTACCAACAGCCTTTTACATAATGACGCGGCGGCTCTAACCCTGGCAACCTACCTGTTAGAGGGCGAACCTGTTGCCACGTTTAACGCCGTGCAAACCGACTACCTAATGCTTACAACACCCCAACGCGAAACCCTGGCGCTAGTCGACATTGGCGACACAATAACAATTACCAACACAATTACAGGCGGCGAAGTAGCCCAAGAACTATCTGTAGAAGGCATAGAAATACAAGTAAACGTAAACAACGGGCACCGCGTAACGTTTTATACGGCTAATACAACTATTGTATACCAGTTTATTTTAAACGACCCAATTTACGGTAAGTTGGGGATACAAGACCCGCAACCAGTTTTAGCGTAAAGTAGGACATATGGCAAACGAACAAACTAGCGTACCGCTTTACGCAGCGTCGGAAGTTTTGACCGCCGCCAATATGAATATTTCGGCGGGTACAGGCGTACCAGTATTTGCTACTACTGTTACCCGCGATGCGGCTTTTGGCGGCGCAAGTGAAAAAGTACTGGCCGAGGGTCAATTATGTTATTTGTCGTCTACAAACGTTGTGCAGTATTACGACGGGGCGGCCTGGGCAACTGTCGGGCCTGTTGCAAGCGGCCTTACGCTTATTTCATCTACAACTATTGGCACGGGCGTTTCGTCTGTGACGGTTTCTAGTTGTTTTAGTGCCGATTATGAAAATTATAAAGTCATTGTTAATGGCGGCGTGTCTAGCGCGCTTAGTACTTGGCGTTTAACTTTTGGTTCTACTGCAACAGGTTATTATTATGCTTGGGGCGCTTACACATATGCGGGCGCGGCAGTTAATACAAGCGGGGCAAATGCGGCTTATGTGCAATATCTTGCTGGTGGTAGCGGTAACAACAACAACGGCAACATAGATATTTATAACCCGTTTTTAGCAAAAAACACAGGTTATTCAGGGCCAGCATTTCAATACAACACTGGCGAGTTTGGCGGATTTACTGCAGGTTTCTTAAACGACTCAACTTCTTACACAGCATTTACTTTAACACCTGGTTCAGGAACTATCACAGGGGGCACAATTCGCGTGTACGGATACAACAAATGAGGACTTACAAAATACAAATAGACGATTTAGTTCGTGACGCTACAGCAGACGAAGCAGCCGCTTTTGATGCACAAAAAGTTGAATTAGAATTACAAGCAAAAGCCGCGGCCGATAAAGTCACAGCGCGCCAAATTGTGCTTGACAGGCTAGGAATTACAGCCGATGAAGTCGCGCTACTACTTGGCTAGCATCATGCTTGCGCTTGTTTTGTCCGCTTGCGAAACAACACGAACAAACGCGCCAATAAAAGTAAAAAACAGCGCGCTAACACGTTGCAACACTATTGCCCAATGCGAAAGGGTAGCCAATGACTAAGCAACCTGCAGAAATAGAACACTTACACGCCCGTATGATTGTTTTTGTCGGCTGCACTATTGCCGTAACGTTTGCCCTAACCGTCATAGGTTTTGTTTACGGCCTACTGTTCGTTACTCAACCATTAGAACAGTCACCAAACGACGCCCAATTTATCGACTTACTATCTACCCTTACCGTGTTTATGACGGGAACACTAAGCGGCCTGGTTGCAGCCAACGGCCTAAAACGAAAACCTGCAGAGCCGATTAGTGGAACCCCTACCCCTTAAACCTGTAGCAATACCAGCCGTAAAAAAACTGGTATTACCTGCCACGTTGGGGCACGTGAACCCAGGCGAACTACCCGCAAATATGCTGGTAGATATCAAGCCGTTTGGCAAGCTGCACCCGCGCGCCGCTAACGCTTACAACGCAATACGCGCTGCCGCGTTTGCTGCAGGTATAAAACAATTTAAACCAATTTCGCAAGGCGATTGCTATAGGTCTTTAGCGCAACAAACCGCAGGGTTTTTACAGCGCTACACCTTGCAACCTATCGAGGGCGCGTCTACCCGAACATGGCAAGGCCGCAAATATTACCTACGCCCAGGCAACGCGCCACTAGCTGCACCAGGTAGCAGCCGCCACAACTTAGGTTTAGCCGTTGATTACGCAAACATGGCGGGCGAAACGTGGGCGTTTATGTGCGAACAAGGCCCGCTATATGGTTGGTCATTAGAGGTCATGCCCCAAGAGCCGTGGCATTGGTTTTATTACCCAGGCGACAAAACCCCCGAACCTGTAAGCCTGTACCTACAAGGGCTTAGGCCAGTATCACCACCTAGCGCGTAAGCGTCTACTACGGTTTTAAGACCGACGAAAAAAGGGGTATTGCATGAACTTTCTACTAGCCAAAATCTTTACGGCTGTAACTATTAGCCTTGCAGGGTTTGCGTTCGCCTACGACGCTTACAACGCGCCTGGCGCCCTGCCTGTAACGCCCCCCGTTACGGTCAGTTTGGCACCTATGGCAACGTCGACAACTACAACGGCAGCACCGTTAACAGACTGCCAATATGCGTTACAACTAGCCCAACAAGCGGGTTTTCCATTAACCGAAATGGGCACCGTTGCGCGCATTATTTACCGTGAAAGCGGCTGCAAGGTTGACGCGTTTAATGCTAAAGACACGGCAGGCGGCAGTTACGGCCTGTACCAAATAAACGGCTTTTGGTGCCGACCTAACAAGTATTGGCCTATCGGTTGGTTACAAGCCCAAGGCATATTACAAACCTGTAACGATTTATTTGACCCAATGATTAACACAAACAGCGCTATAGCCATATGGCATAATTCAGGGTACGGCCCATGGGCGTTGCCTAACCCATGACCGAATACCCGATACCCGACCCAGGCCTAACAGAAAGAACCCGACAGATGTATACAGAAAAGTACGCAGAAACTTTTAAACATTTTGTAGACGAAGTATTTAGACCTAACTTTATACCAGCGCCTAAGCCTGTTGACCACAGTATTTTATTAGACGAACTAGCAATATTGCGCGAAAAGTATTTAAACGGAACACCAAGCGACGAACACAAATTCGCTGCCGCAGTAATCACCGCCGCCATGGCCGTAATAATCGGTATATGAAATGCGACGCTTGCGGTAAAATACTTAAAGAAACACCGCACAAAACTAACCCAACCAAAAAGTTATACAGCCACAAAGATTTAAAAGCCTGCACAAAACGCAAACCATTAAGGAACCCGACACCATGGAAGCAATAACGAACGACCCAACCGTATTTGGTTTAAAAGTGACGTTAACGCTAGACGAACTACGTACAGCTGCCTACGCAGGCGTTGACCGTCGAATAAGCGGCAAAAAAAGTAATCGGACAGAAACCCTAAGTTTTGTAGCCGACCATTTAAAATTTGGTAAAGACATAATCGGCGCAATAGCCGAACAAGCCGTAGCAAAAGCAACGCAACAATTTTGGGGTGGCGCCGTAACCGAAGGATTTGCAAAACTACAAGGCGACGTAGGACAACTACAAGTAAGAGCAAGCGCAACGCGCGACGATTTATATATACGCCGTCACGATAAAGACAACGCCCGTTTTATTCAATGCCGCGTAGACGAACAAACCATATACATTTTGGGCTATCTTATGGGTTCGCATGGCCGCGAACTGGGCCAAGATATGGGCGACGGTTCAATTAAAGTCGACGCGGCAGACCTAATGCCTATAGGGCTTTTAGGCGTACCGTTCTATCTATGTGATACCGTTGAGATATACAACAAGCAAGTTAAATAAACCCGACTAATAGAAAGATACCCGACATGGCTTTTAACCTTGACAATTACGTAGATGTACCAACCCGCTTAGCCGAAGCATTAAAACGTTGGCCCGATTTACGCATACAAGAAACCGATAACCAAGTAGTAACAATGCCCGACGGCAGCACGTTTATACGTTGCACCGTTACCGTTTGGCGCGACGTAGCAGACCCAATACCAGTAGTAGCTAGCGCTGCCGAACCGTTCCCAGGTAACACGCCTTACACGAAACGAAGCGAATACATGGTAGGTATGACGTCGGCGTTAGGGCGCGCCCTGGGTTATATGGGTTGCGGCGCCGCTAAGTCGATAGCTAGCCGTAACGAAGTTGAAGCCCGTTTAGACGGCCACGAAGCCACCATAACGCCTATGCGTACACCTAAAGACGGAAGCGTACACGCCAGCAGTAAACAGCTTTACATGATTAAAGCGCTTGCTAAAGGTAAAGGGTTAGACGACCTGGCAGCATTGGAAGCCATGCAATTATTGTTAGACGCCGACGACGTAATACTAGAAACCTTGACCATGGGCCAGGCGTCAAAAGTTATTGAGGCATGGAAACAATGAGTAGATACAACAGCAACTACGGCAGCCATGACCAACTACAAGACTTACGCAAATTAAACATGGAACTACATCACGAACTAGACGCCATTAAACGTTTACTAGATGAAACAACTAAAGCGTTGCACCAATCCCAAGACGAATTGCTGTTAGCAATCGAGGCTTTAGTACGCGCTAGGGCTATAAAACCATGACGCGTACAGCCTGGCTAGCAGTTGCGTTTATGGTGCTGTTAGCCGTGCTATTGTCGCGCACCGATTAGATACAAAACTTACAACAGGCCAGTAGCAGTAGACCGTACGCCGTTCGCATGGCGCGGGGTTAATCCACGGGAACGTGGTTAGACCAACACGCGTTAAAGCTGTTAGACGAAAGCAATAACGTTAAGTGTTGGGGCGGCCTGTAAACATAATCAGGCGATAACAGAAATAGGGAACGGCTAGGGCTAACCGTGGGTGGGCATAAACGCACTAGGATTTAATAACAGCAACAGACATACACATAACAAACCGATAACAAAGGACTAGCCCGACATGGAACTACAACACCGCAACCCGTGGGCAAGCGCGACAGCGCGCGCCAGTTCGTTAAGGTCATAACGTGGCAGCACATAACGGCAACGCAACCTACCTAGCAAACCGCAAACGATTACTAGCAGATAACCCACTAT